AACAAAACTAGTATCTGCTCTCATATCTAATATCATAGAAGTTCCTAAGTAATCTAAACCTCTTTTATCTGCTCCAGGAGCTCCCGCACTACCAGTATTACTTCCACTACTCATATTAAAATAAGTTCCACCACCACCAGGTATAGATACATTACTACCGTTTACTTGTAATCCCCATTGGAACTCAGAACCGGTATATGCATTTAATTGATTTGCTGTTAAGTTAACGTTGAATGCGTATGGTTGTCCTTGATACTGATAAACCTTTAAGTTATCTTTACCATATGATGTATTAAATACTCCTGCTACACTTCCTGTTGATTGTTGGTTATATTGTATTGCAGTTGTTCCACTATCAGTTACTAATATTTTAGATGATGTTATTTCACCACTACTATTAATATTAAGATTTGAACTTGTTACTGTAAGGGAACCTGATACGTTTAATGTTCCTTCTATAAATGTGTTACTACCACTATCAATTAACAAACCTGTCTTTCTTGTTGTTGAGTTTCCTGTTCCTACTGCGAATACTACATTAGATGTTTTATTTCTAATACCATCATTTGCATTATATCTACCAAAGTATGCAGAACCTTGTGAATTAAAATCAGTTCCAAGAGAACTAGCACTTACAATTAATTGATTACCACCTATTATAGTTCTATTGGAACTATGATATGCATTAGTTCCAATAATTGTTGTATTTGTAGGGTCTACAAAAAGAGTATTTTGACCACCTAATATTGTATTTCCGTTAATGAAAACTCCGTTGTTAGTTCCTGTTGGTTGAGTTCCTTGTATAGTAATTGTATTAGCTGCTCCACCAATATTATTTCCATTCAATGTTACACTACCAAGACCCGCACTACTACTAAAGAAATTATTATTTAATGTAAAACCAAAATCATTTATATTATTACTATTCATTGAAACCGATGAAGAGTTTACATTTAATGATAACGCTCCATTTAAGATATTATTAGTAAACGATAATGATGATGATAAATTTGCTTTATTTGCAATCACTGTTAAAGTTCCTGGAATTTCATTACCTGTCATTGTTAATCCACTTTGTATACCTCTTGCGTGGTTAGCATCACTACTTCCAATACTTACAGTTCCTAAAATACTATTAGCACTTATTGTCCATGCAGAGGAACTTGCAGGTCCTCTCATAATTAGAGTTGTACTATTACCACCAAAGTAGTTATTATTCATAGTAGGACTGATTGTCATACTACTACTAATTTGTGGAACATTACTTCCGTTCAATATTACATTACCACTACCACCTATGTATCTATTGAATCCTGCAGTTGCAGCAGCTGCATTAGTTAATAAATTACTACTACCTGAAACTATTGTAGTTGCAGTATTATTATTAGTTTTGAATATTATATTTCCAACACCTGCTGAACTTGCATTAATATGAGTTAATGAAGATGAAGTAAATCCTTTTGAAAATAAAACTAAAGAGCCACTATGGTCATCTAAAGTTATTTGATTTAATAAATCTACATCACTTAAGGTTTGTTGTCCTGTAAATATATTAGAACCTGTTGTTGCAAAACTACCTGTATTTATACTTCCACCACCCGTAATTGTTACTGATGCTGTTCCTGCACTTACTGATGCACTTACACCAGCACCTATAAAATTAAATGATGTTGCGTTTCCTAATATAGTTCCTTCATCTTGTACTGATACGTTTCCACCTGCTGAATTAATTCTTGTATCAAAAGATGCAGAATCATTTTTATATTGAGAGCCAGAGAACGTTTGTAATAAACCTATTGAAGAACTATTAGTTCCTATGTTTACACTTTGAGTTGTATCAGTAAAATATAAAGATGCTGATAAATTAGTTAAACTACTTGTTGTTGCAAAAGTTGTATTCTTAAAATCTTGAGATGATGTGTATGTGTTAAAAGATGCAGTAGTTACTAATGAACTTGTATCTACACTACTACCAGTTATTGCTAATATTCTACTACTAAAAGATGCACTATCTGTTTTGTATTGAGAACCACTAAATGTTTGTAATAAACCTACTGATGTACTAATACTTGCAGTGAATGTATTTGTTGATTGTGTATATGCATTAAACGATGCAGTAGTTACCAATGAACTTGTATCAACATTTCCACCACTTCCTGTTAAGTTTGCTGCGTATATATTTCCACTAACATATAAATTCTTATTAGTTGAAAAAGATACACCCACACCATTACCTAAACCATCCTGAAGTTCAGTTGGAGTTACACTTGCTGTATTATCACTCCCTAAATGAATTAGAGAAATAAAACTTTGTGATATGTATAAATTACTTAAGTTTCCCATTTATTATTATTTTTTTTAATCGTTTATCCAAGTTCTAAAATCTGCGTTAGGTGCTGATGCCCAAGTTGCTGGTGTTGTTCCCCACTTCTTTGGGTTTGTCCATAATTCACATAATGTACATTCTTCATAGTTTTCTAATGGTAGTGCTAATATAGGAAGGTTTACATAATCCCAACTTTCACCACTTATTTGTTCTATTATATTATAACAAACTAAATTATCATAATTTGTTGATGCCGATGGAACTATTTTAGTAGAAAATACTTGTCCTACTTCTGCACTCCCACTTATCACCGCCGTATATTCATCCCCACTAATACATTCTCTAATTAAATAACCATTATCCAAGGGGTTAATCAAAAAAAAAAGACAACGATCTTTGTTGTTATGAGTGGTTAGATTGAAGGTGGCCGACCACCCTGCCAATCCATTGTTGAACCTATCACTAAAAGGTGAACAGGTTATATCCCCATCTATATCAAATGCCTGCACACCTCTCTGAGTATATGCAGTTAAATCGTTTAATATTCCTAATGTGTTATTGTGTATATCTATTGTATCATCTACTCCCTTAAAGTAATCTATTGATTGTTGATTAAGAGAACCTGATGATTCGTTATTTTTATTTTTAACTTTATCTGCTACTAATAATTGTACAGTATAATTAGTTGTATTTACTCCAAAGGAAGTATCAGTTATCTGTAAGTTTGCTACAGGATAAGCTGGAAATTCTTTTGTATCAAAATCTGCAATATCACCGAAAGTTGCCACACCAATACTCGGATGATTCTTCATTATTGTTTTAAAATAATTTATAATATTGTAGTAAAGGGTATAGTTTACAGCTGAATTATGTACGATTTGTTGACTCATATTAATTATAATTGAACACCTGAAAAATACTGATTTGTTTGATCAGGATAGATTTGTGTTTGGTTACCAACTGATTCTAAGTATTGAGGTATATTTTGAGAATATGCAATTAAGTAATTCTGTAATCTCAATGCGTAGTAATCTGCGTTATTCAATGCTTTTGCTAATAAGTAATCTATTTCACTCTTAGATGGAGCTGTTCCTTGTTCACTTTGTTGTTTTACACTACCATTTGATTTAAACTGAATTGAACTAAATGGAATATATTCTACACAACCATACCATATCAATGCGTTCTTAATATAATCATCCAATAGATCCTGATAATAAGAAGATAAACTACTAACCGTTCCTGCAGTGATTTGTGCCTGTAAGTAATCAAATAGGACTGTTCCTAATAAGTTCTTTAAGTATTTATCTTGCGCTGTTCTAATAAATGGTAACAAAGCATCTGCATCGATTGCTCCTTGCAACGGTGAGTTCTTTATGATATCATTTCTACTTATGAATAATGCGTATGCCATAATTATTTTTTTAATATTTCGTATTCTTTTTCGAAGAATGTTGGTTTAACAAATTTCTGAGGTTCTTCTACTTTTACATCCCCACTATCCTCTATTGTTTCATCCTTACTTTCTTCTGTTGTTGCTGGATTTTCCATTGCTTTATTTGTTTCATCTTCAACTTGCTCTACTGTTTTATTTTGCTCCTCTGCTTGCTGAGAAAGAATTACTAATGGAGTTAATTGTTCAAAGTATAATTCAGTATCACCATACCCTCCTATGTTTAACACATAATCCAAAGAATTTAGGATAAGGTTTTGGAAAGGAGCTATCGTCATTGTTTGTAAAATACTGAATGCTGTTTTCATTTCTTCACTTTGAGAACTAAAACCATTGTTCTGTGTTCTTACACCAAACAAAAGGGGTGATGTTACTCTATGTGCTACTAATATTCTATCTTGCACATATTCTGCAACATACTGATGTTTCTCATGTAAGTTAGGAATATCAATTGTATCGATTGTAGGTTTGTTTGCCGGGTCATCATTGAAAGATAACATAAATCTACCTGCGTTATCAGTACCCGTAAATTTGGCGTGTACTAAATCCTCTATCGTTTGTCTTTCCTCAGGTGCTGGAACTCCACTATTAAAGTTTAACATTACTGCTGGTAAGAAACCATTTGTAATATTCTGATAATGTAAGTTAGAGATTTCACCTTCACTTAAACTAAATTGTAATGCAGATACCCAATCAGGTAAAGAGTAATAGTATAAACCTGGCTGATAATTCTTAATGTAAAGTATTTCAAACTTCTCATTAGATGTACCAAATGCAGGTATTTTCTTTTTATTTTTTACTGCTCTCTGGTCAAACCAATCTGTACAATAAAAATAATTTTGTATTTTAGGTTCACCGTATAGTTTCTCTGCTCTTAAATTCTGAATAGGAATATGAAATAATTTTACAATCTTAGTATGTTCTGCGTTCCAATATACCTGAAATGCTGAGTTACCAAATAACTTCAAATCAAATGCTACTCTCTTTGTTTCTTCTTGTGGTAATATCTTTTGAAGTGTTTGGTTAAAGATTTCATTCTTAGAATAAATTCCTTTACCAAATATTAAATCTGATAATCCTTCCACACATGCTGCGTTTGTTGTACTAACATTATATGCTGATGTTACTGCTGAAAAGAAATCATCACTACCATACACACCAAATGGAACATAAGGATGACGAGTTTTCGTATCCTCAATTATCACCGGTAACATATTGTTCTGTGGGTTATTTACTATGCTAAAATTTGCTGTTTGTTTCATGTTAAATTATTATATATTCATTTGTACTCTCATTTGAAATATATTGAGTATTCTGTGTTTTATAAACTGCTTTATCAACTGATTGTGATTGATATACTTGCAAAGAACCATGCCAAATTGGTTCACTACTACCTGAATTTAATACTCTTACTCTAAACTCTTGTCCTGTATATGCCCCACTTATACTTGCAGTAAATGCTAATAAGTTTTCATACGAAGTAAATGATGAACTAACTAAACTCGCTGTGGAATTAGTTTGTGTTATCATATCTTGTAAAGACATTGTAAATTGATTAGATGAAGTATTTTCTGTTCTAATCGTATAAGAATTGGTATTATTAAGGTAATAACTCAGCATTATCTATGTTTTATCTATACATATATAACATTTAACTCTTACAAAGTTATTAAATAAAAAAAGGGTATCTGTTAGAATACCCTTTAATATTTTCTATGCTATTATACTGATTAACTACCGTATACGATAGTACCATTGTTTAACACACCTGCTGTAAGTGCTGCTGTTGTTGTTGAACCAGAAATCCAAATTGCTGGGAATTGTTCTTGTCCGGTAAATGTTGCAGAATAACCATAAAGGTCACCCATTGCACCACCAGTTTGAATAGTTCCACCTGTTAAATCTGCACCTTCTTTGTATCCAACTAAAAAAGCATCTCCGTTCATTGTCCAAACTATGATTTGAGGTCTTCCCCATGCCATAAGTTTTAACTGTGTTGTCATCTCATTTGTTAACTTCTTCAAATTCAAAGTTAATTCTTGAGAGAAAAACGTAGTTCCGTTTTCACGAGATGTATTAACTGTTTCAGTATAAGCACTTGTTCCTTTCAATTCATAATAATAAACTGATGAACTTGCTGGTAAAGCTGTAATGTATGGTAAAGCACCTGTACTTCCATCTAATGAACCAGAAACGGTGAAACCGCCTGATGCATAGTTGATAAAGTAAACACCTGCCAAACCACCAATTGACTCTTTACAAGGTTCGTTTCTTCCTAATGTTAATGAACATGCCATAATGATAAGTTTTTTGTTTTATTAAAAAGGGTGAGTGTTACCCCACCCTTTAATTAGTTGGTTAAATTATGCTTTGTAGTAAGCGATATCAGTTGCGATACCGATTTGAGTACCAGCTGTGTATCTCATAATCACTCTAAAGTTCTGAGAACCGTCTAAATCTGCCATATCTAATACTTTTACAGTATTGTAATCAGATAACAAGCCTGTTCCAAAGAATAGATTTGATTTTTGTGCTGCTACCATAGTAGATGCTGTCATACCAGGACAAAACGCGATTTCGATACCATTAAAGTTAAGTGGTTTTTCACCTACGTTTAATTGATTCATGTACCCGTTTGCACCTTGTGCACCACCAGCTAATGCTTGTTGGTAAGCTTTGATAACGTTTGTTGGAGCGTAGATCATTAAATCTTCTTTACCATAAACTGTGTTAGGTATTGCATTTACTAATGAATCTAATGCTGCTAATACGTTTGCTGAAGTGATACTTCCACTTGTTGAAGCAGAAACAGCTGCACTTGCAGTAATTGTGTTATACAAACCACCGAATTGACCGTTAGCTGAGTTATCACCTCTCCAAATAGATTCTTCAGTAGATTGAGCTACAACACCACCAACATAAGAGATTAAATAATCTGTAAAGTTAGCAGGGATTGTATCAAATGCTGAATAACCCAATTGTAATGCATTCCATGAATCTACAAACTCTTGCTTACATAATTGTAAGTTAACTTGTAATTCTTTTGGAGTGATAACTTGCTCAGATAATACTACTGAACCAGTGTTACTTACGAAATCACAACTAGCATCATTTACTAAGTTTGATGTAGTTAATCTTTGAATAACTTGCTTAAACTTTACGTTTGGTAAAATTGTAATGTACTTGTTATCCAAAGTTTTTGCTGATAACAACGCTGCTGCGATGTATTGTCCAGCAAATTCACCTGCATAAGAAGCCGGATTCGGATTCGAATATGTAGGATTAAATTTTTGAATGTTTTTCATTTGTTAAAATGTTTTTTTATTAATTAATTATTTATATAATTTTGATAAGAACGTAGATTGTGAGTTCGATACTTTCTTTCCAAATCTATTTTTGTTTTCTTCTGATGAGAACTTATATCCTTCTTCAATTGGAGCACCATCTAATTTAGGTAACTCTTCTTCCATTTCTTTCTCATCTTTAACTTCCATTTCAATTTCTGTCATCTTAGTTAATTTCTTTTCCATCTCTTCGATTCTGTATGACATCTCTTCGATTTTCTTCATCATCTCTGGCATACCCATTTCTTCTTTATCATCATCAGCTGGAATTGTTTCAACTTCTTCAGTTTCTTCATCTTCTGATACTGTTGGTTCAATTTCTGCTAACATAGATGATGGTTTCAAATCTTTAACTTGCTCACCTGCACCTTTTGTATCTTTTTTATCATTTACTGCAGTTGGGTCACCTTCTAATGGTTCAGTTTGGATTTCTTCAGCTTTTAACTCAACATTTTCTCTTTCTACAATTTTACCATCTTCTGTGATAACTTTCAAAAGAGTTTCATTTCCTTCTGTATCTTTCAACATAAGTTCGTGAGTTCCGTTTGGTGCTGGAGATTTAGTTCCATCTTCTGATACTACGAATAGTTCTTCACCTACATCGAATGTTGCTGATTCTACGATTGTTCCATCAGCTAATTTTGCATATGTTAAAGCTACTTCTTCTTCTAAATTTAAAAGTTTTGCAACTTTACTTAATACTTGTTTTGCGTTCATATTAGTATGTTTTTAATTATTTAACAATTTTATATATTTTTGTATTGATTTTTTTAATTATATCTTTTATCTATTGATGTTAGATTATCATACTCTTTTAACAACTCTTTATTTTTTTTCTCCAAAAAGGTATTATATCCTTTCAAAGCTGATACGAGAGTTTGTAGAGTAATGATTTCTTCGGTTAATTCGTTGTTTTCATCCTCAGCCAATTCTAACATTACTTTATATATTTCTATATCTTCTTTCATTCTTTAACTTACTTGAGATACAAAGATTCTACCAGGCATTACATAAGAACTTACACCAGGTCCTACATTTCTACTTTCTTGTTTTAATTGAATAGAACCTGAATTAGCTCCACCACCTATACCACCCCAATATAATTCAATATAATCATTTGCATTTAAATCAAATAACATTGAACTTGCAACAACAGTAAATTGATTTGCTTCTACATATGAATCTTGTTCAAAGTATGGTTGAAGATTTCCATTTTTATACCATCTAGTCAATAATTGTGTTGAACCAGTAGGATATGCTTGTAATTGTGCATCAAATTTATATACACCTGCATTAGTTACTTTAACTCTACTACCACTTTCAATAGTAATTCCTTTACCATTTACAATATCTAATCCTGTGAATGCTTGAGGAGTTCCACTACCACTCTGATCTAATGATGAAGTAACAAATGCATAATTAAATTGTTTATGACCATTTACTGTAAAATCAAAACCATCTACAACTGTTAAAGAACCTGTGAAATTTAATGAACCACCTTGTAATTGTAAAGAACCACTTACATCTAAATTACCTGAAATAAATGTAGATGATGATACTAATAATGGAGTTGTAAGTGTTACTCTACCATCTGTATATGAATCAGCTCTTTGAAATTGTATAGGAGCGTAACTTACATTACTACTACCTGAAGAAATAAATATCGATGGATTAGTAACAGTTGGAACAAATGTACTCTGTGATGGATTTGCACTAAAACCAATTCTTGTTGATGAACTTATTTGTGTTACAGCAAATCTATTTAATAATGCAGATGAATTAGTAGAATTAGAAGTTATAGTTACATCTGTATTTCCTAATACTGTTTGACCATTAGAACCTGAACTTGTAATACTATCTGTTACATTAATTGCACCTGTTACAATTAAATCAGGTAAATTAGATGAACTAATAATTAAACTACCTGTTATTGTTTGATTACCAACAAAGTTATTACTACCCGTCAATGCTACACTAGAAGTTATTATATCAATTCTACTATCAAAACTTGCACTATCCCCTTTATATTGAGAAGAACTAAAATCAGCTACTGATGCACTAAATGTAGTAAAAGATGAAGTATTTAATTTAGTATCGATATTAGATTGTAATGTAGAAGAACTAGCATTTAATTGTGCATCTGTTGCAAATTCTAAATCTAAAGTTCCACTCCAATATTCTAAATAATCTAATCTTAAATCAAATGAACCTGAATCAGATTTATATTGAGATGCTGAAAAATTTAGTAATGCTGTTACTGATGCTGAGAATGAAGAGAATGGTGTTCCAGCTACTGTTAATGTAGTTGCACTTAATGTTGTTGAATCTAATGTTTGGAAAAAAGATGTTCCAGTTGCACTTCTAAATTCAGAACCTGTAATATATGGTGTTCTTATTACACTCGAAGTTAATTGACCGTTAACTACTATATCATCTGTTACATTTACATCACCGAATATATTTTGAGAGCCTGTAAATGAATTACCACCTACTAAGTTTGCTTTTGTTAAAACTATATCATTCAATCTCGTATCTACCGATGTACTATATGCAGTAAACGTAGATGAACTTACTTTACCATTAATTGTAGTAGTTAAACTTGCACTCAATGATGCTGTTGCTGCATTTAATTCAGTTTGATTGATATAATCTATTGCTATTGAAGAACTAAATGCTTCTTGTGCATCCATTCTACTATCAAATGATGTTGAATCTGCTGTATATACTGTTTGGTTTACCGTTGAATCAATAACATCAGTATTAAATGTTCTTAATCTTTGAGGTGTAATATATCCTGTTGAGTTATTTGGAAAGTTATCCTGATTTACGGTCTCTAAACCTGCTTTTGTTAATTGTGACATATATAATTTATTTTTTTATATTTCTCCGGTATCGTATCCATCACTAAAGTTAGGAGCTTCGAATGCTCCTTTGTATGGTTGTGGTGATTCTATCTGACCTATACCTTGCTCCAATAATGCACCATTACAACACTTTCTACTATATGTGTTGGTATTGATACATAAACATGCTCTTCTACTATTCTTAGGTGAACTTAATCCTTGTGTTGGACCAAGATAAATTCCTGAATTGTTTTCTCTATTTACGGAGTAACGTAAATTACCGTTTCTACTATTTGACCAGATACTCATTGTGATGTTTGTATGTTTAACAAATAGAATAGGAAATATTATTATGAATATCCATTTTTCCATCTGCCATCAATGACAGTTTGTTTATTATTCATCTGATGTGTGCCCCATTGTAAATTAGATACACAATTATTATGAGTATTATTATCTAAATGCATTACACATTTATAATTATTTGGATTATCTATAAAAGCAGTTGCAACTAATCTATGAACGTAATGTGTTTTAAATACAGTATCTTTAATTAACGTAATTGATATATACTTTCGTTCTCTTACTTTTCTTATTCCATTTGATGATTTAATAAGACCAGTATCACTAACTTCATAATATCCTTCGTATCCTTTTATTTGTTTCCATTCCATACTACAATATACGAAATTTTATTTGTATTGCAAAAATTAACCATTCTTTTTCAAAGCTTCTCTATGCATGAGATTTTCTAAGTGTATCTTATCTGCTCTATACGATAAAAACAGTAAACACTTCTCTAATGGTTCTTTAACCACTTCTTCGATTCTGGATATATTGTTGTCTGCAAGTTCGATAATTGATGCATAACTTCTCCACTTCTTTCCAAAATTCGCTTGATGTTGGGAGGTAGATCCATCCCCTTCATATAATTCAGGATACTTGTCTGTAAGTCTCTGGACAAAAGAAAAAAAAAGTTATATGCTCCGAAATGCACATTCATTGGAACTGTTAAGAATAGTTCATCATCTATAATACCATTGTAAGGTTGTATCTCATATGTATCTCTTACCTTCTTAGTAACAGGTCTATATAGTATAGACATTATCTTTGCCCAATTAGTATCTATTGCTATTGTATCATACTTAGTTATATCTACATATGCTCCATAACTGATATTAGATAGATTAGGTTCAAATCCATATTCAACACCATCAATAGTTATAAATCTTTGTAGAGGGAAATCTGTTTTCTCTAAGAACTTTTGTAGAGCATCTTTTAAGATATCAAAATCTTTTTTATTTAATCCACTTATGTATTTCACATCTAATCCACATAAGTAAGTTATCAATATTGCTATCTGAGCATCTTCATCATCCCCATAATTGATTAATTCTTTTTGTATATCTAAATACTTTTTTAAATCTATATCACCGTAACTTTCAGGTAAACTGATTTGGATTTGTTTTTTCATATTATCCTTTGTATGTTTTATTTGTGAACATTAAACTCATCTGTGCTAATTGGTATGATAAGTTAATTACTTTCTTTTCTTCATTTTCTAATTTTGCATTCATCGCAATTATTCTTGCGTTTAATTCACTATTAGCATCTACTAACTCTGTAACTAATTCTATTAATTGACCTATCTCTTCTGCTGTGAATATCTTATCACCAATTTCTATTGTATCGTTTGCTTTCATATTAATATTTATAATTTCCTATTGTTATTGCGTATTTACCTTTTGATTTTGCTTTCTCACTTAGTTTCATCATACAACAATATCTTGCCGCATCTATTAAGTGATCTAATCCACCTTCAGGATTATCAGTAGTATAACCATGCTTATCAGTTGCGTATTGATATCCATACATCTCATTGATAAGATTTTGACTAGTTTTTAATATCTTTATCTTATGATTCTGCATTACACCTATACCAAACTTAATACTATCCTTTCCTTTTACTACCGGCTTAATATTAAATCCACTTCTATATATCTCTTCTATCAAACGTGGTTCTGCTGAATCTGCCCATATCTCTTCACTCTTTGTTATATCTAACCCTCTTAACTTCTCTACTATATCTGATGTAACTAATCCTTTCTCATAAATTAATTCTTCTAAATATAAATCATTACCATTCTTATATACCGCTACTAATGCCGTTGGGTCACTACTAAATCCAAAATCTAATCCAAATCCTACAAACTCTGCATCGTATGAATCTACTATATCAAATTGGAATATTGCCTTATCATTCAAAGCAAATTCACCTTTACCATATATCTTCCATTTCTTTTCATTTGTAAACTCTAAATCTTCAATTGCTTTAATAATTTCTTTTTCTAAGTACGGATTATCTTTATAGTTCGTTACAAATCTTTCACAATCCTGCATTTGTCTTAACCAATGATAAGGTGATATAGTTGGATTGTAAGCTAGTATAATACGATTAGTAGTACGGATAGATAACTGAAAGTATGATTCTTCATCCACTTCACTTGCTTCATCAATAAAGAGTATATCGGATTTAATACCTCTAAGTTTATCTGCATCATCAGTAGATAAGAACTGAATAGTAGAATCGTATAACTTATAGACTCTATCAGTAATATTAAAGTTTTCATCTTGCCAAATATCAATTGATTTTAAAATATCTGTAAAATCCTTTATCACAGTTCTTTTAAGAGAGGGAATTGTTTTTCTTACTATTGTTACCGTCTGTTGTGATTGAAGGGCCTGAACGATAATCCATTGTAGTATTGCGTATGTTTTACCACTTCTCGTTCCACCTATGTGTTGAGTGATTCTACTTTGTGCATCTAAAAGATGTTCAAAGGTAACTGTTGTATTAATCTCTAAGTTCACTACCTGTTCGGTTTACATTAACACTTATCTGCTGTATTCTTTGATTAATCTCAGCTTTCATTTCTGTTCTACTTAATTTCGGCATCACATATTCCATTAATTGTAAAGCTAGTTGTATTGCTTTCTCAGGATTATCTTTTCTTATCTTTTCTAAATCTTCTGAAATAGTATCTAATGTTTTATTAGCTGCTCTTGCTAAAGTTAGTTTCATTTGTTCAGTAGACCTATTCAATGCTCCTACCGGTCTTCCCTTACTCAATGTATGTCCTTTCTCAAACTTTGCCATATTTTTCCATTATTTTATTGGTATATACATATATAACCAACTAATCCTTTTTTGTAGTTGAATACGGATTCGAACCATAACTAATTGTACCAAAAACAATTGTGCTACCATTACACCATTCAACATTAATTATCCTTCTTTATTTTCTTTTTCTTCTAACATTCTCTTTTGGAAATCATTAAAATCTTTTTCTAACTTTTCTAATTCTTCTTTAGTAAACATAACTTTAAATAATTCTGCTACATCACTTAATTGTTCATTTAGTTTTTCTTCGTTACTCATTGTTAAATGGGTTTTGTATATTTTGCTTTAGGTGTTTCTTTACTTTCTTTACTGCTAAGAATACCGTACTCTTACTTATCTTTATATCTTTACTTACTTCATCTAATGTTTTTTCTGAGAACCAATAATGTTCATAAATCATAGCACTTGCAAATCCTTTTCTTTTCTTCATATTACTAAGTTCTTCTTTTACTTCATCATATGCTTTATCTATCTTCTCATCTCTTTCATAATCGTATTCTGTATCTATTGTATCATAATCATCCGACAATCTTTTCTTTTTGTTATCTCTCTTTATACCATTGATAAATCTACTTAAGATAAACTGTCTACAATATTGTAAATTGAATGAATCTAAATAAAATAGTTTTTCATTACACTTCTCTCCTAAATACAAATAGAGTTCAGATACTAACTCTTCAGTTGTTTCTTGATTCTGAGATATATTAAATGCTACCGCTCCTAACCACTTATGATGCTTTCTATATAATGTATCTAATCTTTGATTACATTCTAATTGTATGGATGAAGATAATTCGTTCATTATACCGCTTCTACTCTTTTTAAGTAATCTCTTAATACATTTACCGCTTTTAACCACAATCCTCCGGATGATTTACAACTACACGGTTGATTCTCTTGTGAACCTGTTAATCGTTTGTAAGTATCCCAAACATAATTTAATAACATTTCAGGTAGATACTCTCTAATAGAATCTATTTTAGATTTAAGTTCTAAGTATTCACTCTCTGTTAAAGGATGATATTTATTCTCTTCCATACTAAACCTTTTTTAATGTTGGTAATTCTGTATTCTTAGGTTGTTCTAATGGAAACGGATTATCTAAATTAAGGAACGGAGTTAAGTGTTCGATTAATGGATGATTGCCAG